TCCCTTGATTTGTATACATGGTATACACAGGAGGTTCCCACGCTGGAATGGATGGAGGAAGCCATTCAGGACGGCACATGGATCACCGCTCCTGCAAACAGTGAGTATATCGGTGCGGAGATTACGGACGCAAACGGAACCAAGACCTATCAGCCCGGCGAGATGTACACGATTATCAGCGACGCAACGATCAAGGTGCTGTGGAAATCCATAGTTATACCGACCACCTACACCATCACGGTCGTGGACGGCGCAGCCGACAAGAGCACGGCAGAAGCTGGGGAAACCGTCACGCTGACAGCGGATGCCCCGCCCAGAGGCAAGGAGTTTGACAAGTGGGTCGTGAACGCAGGTGGCATAAGCCTTGCGGACGAGAACGCCAGCACCACTACCTTCACCATGCCTGCGGCCAATGTGGAAGTCACAGCGACCTATAAGGACAGCACCGTAACGCCTCCGGGACCGACTGCCTATATTGTTACGGTTCACAGAGGCACAGCGGACAAGAGTGCGGCAGCAGCCAATGAGACCGTCAAGCTGACGGCGGACGCGCCACCCACCGGCAAGGAGTTTGACAAGTGGGTCGTAAACGCAGGCGGTATAAGCCTTGCGGACGAGAACGCCAGCACCACCACCTTCACCATGCCTGCGGCCAATGTGGAAGTCACGGCGACCTATAAGGACAGCTCCGTGACGCCTCCGGGTCCGACTACCTACACCATGACCTTCAAGGACGGCGATACGGTACTCTCCACGCAGACGGTCGAAAGCGGACAGAAAGCAACCAAGCCAGCTGATCCGACGAAAGACGGCTATACCTTTGGCGGCTGGTATGCGGATGCGACCTTTAGCGCAGCTTTCGACTTCGATACGGCGATTGCGGCGGACACTACGATCTATGCCAAGTTTACGGCGAACAGCGTAACGCCCCCGGTGACCACCTCCACTATCAGCTATAACCTGAACGGCGGTACACTGAACGGCAAGACCGGCACGGTGACGCTCTCCGTGGAAAACGGAACCACCATCACCCTGCCAGCTCCCACAAGAGAAGGATATACCTTCGATTATTGGGAGGGCTCCCGGTACAATGCGGGCGATAGCTATACCGTAAACGGCGATCATACCTTTACGGCGCAGTGGAAGAAAAACAGCACCACACCCGGCACGGGCGATCCCGGAAAGACCTCACCTCAGACCGGGGACGAAAGCAATCTGGCGCTGTGGTTTACCATGATGATCGCCTCCCTGATCGCTATGGTGCTTGTTCTGCTCGGTATTCGCAAAAGGAAACCGCAGGAGGACGACAGATAATAATCAGTCAAAACAACCAATAACCTTTAAGGGCGGTGACGGCGCTGCAAAAGGATCGCCACCGCCCTTTTCTATCAGAACGTTAGGAGCTGGACTTATGAATAAAGACTTTGAAGAAACCCTTGCTTCTGCAAAGCGGGATTTGGAGAAGAACGAGGCCGTACATCGGTCAAAACCGGCAGGCCGCCGCTCTGCGAAGAAACAAAACAAAACACGGAAAAAAGGGCTACTTGCCGGCCTAATCGGAGCTTTAGCTGTGCTGCTGATCGTGATTGCCCTGGTCGCTATGAACGGCAATGCCTCTCTTGCGGGACGCTGGAGAATCGACGATGCCACCGTCTATGAGTTTAACGATGACGGAAAGGGCGTCATGCGCACCAGCCTGAACGAGTATACCTTTACCTATACGGCAGAAGGAAGCATCCTGACCATCGACTTTGAAAACGAAGCCGCAAGGGATACGGAGTATCAGTATTCCATAAAAGGAAAAACCCTGATATTGGAACGCAGTAGCGAAGTATACAAGTTGACAAAAGATTGAGATGAGAAAGGACTCCAAAAGGTGAGCGCCTTCAGCGCCGAACCTGGTTTGAATCGAGGCAGAATCCTGAGACCTTTTGCACACATTTTGGAGCTCAAACAGGTCAAGCCCTTTTGCTCACATTTGAGATTTTTGAAAACATCGCAGCAGAAAAAGGAAACGGAGTAGGACCATGGCTCTCACAAACCGAACACTCATTATATTCAAATATCTCTGGGAGACCACGGACGAAGCTCACCCGGCTTCTCTTGCAGATATTTCTGCATTCTTGAAGCAGCATGAGATTACCGCCGATCCGAGAACGCTCCGCAAGGACATCGAACAGCTAACGGAGTTCGGTGTGGATATTGTCAAAGACCGCAGAGTTCAGAATCTCTACCATGTGGCTACGCGGCATTTTGAAGCGCCGGAGGTCAAGCTGCTGATTGATGCCGTTCAGTCAGCCAGGTTCATCACGTCCCGAAAGAGCAAAGCGCTGGTTAAACGGCTTTCGTCTTTTGTTGCTCCTGGCGACACAGCCCTTTTGAAAAGGCATCTCTACATCGACAGTCGTTCCAAAGCCACCAACGAGAGCATTTATCTGAATGTAGACCGAATCCAGACCGCCATCACGGAGCGAAAGAAGATATCTTTCTGCTATTTCGACTACTCACCTTCCAAGGAGCGGGTTCTCCGGCACGGCGGACAAGTTTACTCGGTCTCCCCGTTCGCCATGCTCTGGAACAACGATACATACTATCTTGTCGGCTTCCACGATCACCGGCAGCAGATCGCAAAGTTCCGCGTTGACCGTATCGTTCAGATGGAGGTCACAGACGAAACTGCTGTAAGAAAGCCAAAGGGATTTGACATATCAGAGTTCTTCACGCAGGAATTCTCCATGCTCAACGGTAAGGAATGTACGGTAACGCTGCTGTGCGAGAACATCCTGATGAACAGCATCATCGACCGCTTCGGGGAAGACGTTCCTATACAGATCGTCGATGCAGACCATTTCAGCGCACAGGTAACGGTGGATCTCAGCAGCAACTTCTACGGCTGGGTGTTTGCCTCTGCCGGAAAGATGAAAATCACAGAGCCGCAGGAAGCGGTAGAAGGCTTCCGCGAGGTGCTGGAGAGCTTCCAAGAATAGATGACAAAAATACGAATCAGAAAAATCGTCGAAGGTGTGCATTCAGATGCGCACCTTCTTTTTATCCTATTGCTTTTCTGTGCGCTTTGAGTATAATAAGACTATCAGGAACAGTTGTTCCGGATAGGAGCTGATGAGACATGAGAAGCAAGAGCTTGGAGCTAATGCTCCGAATCAAGGACTACATCGAGAGCTACTACGAGCGGTATTCATCTACGCCTACCGTCCGTGAGATTTCCGCTTCTATGAAGATTGCAGTATCCTCCGCCCACAGATACCTTGTGGCTATGGCAGACAGGGATATGGTGTCCTATGAAAACGGCGTACTCTCTACCCCTAAGATAGAGATGATGAACCCGGAGATCAGACCTGCCGCGATTGTCGGCTCTATTCCCTGCGGCTCTCCGGAGGAACGCGAGGCGCAGATCGAGGAATATCTTCCACTCTCCGTATCGGTCTTCGGCAATGGAGATTTCTATGCGCTCCGCGCATCCGGTGACTCAATGATTGAAGCGCAGATCGATGACGGCGACCTTGTTATCATACGGGAGCAGCAGACCGCCAATATCGGAGATATTGTCGTCGCCCTTACCGATGAAGACAAGAACACGCTGAAGCGGCTCCGCTTTGATGAGGACAGGCAGAACTATTATCTCCATCCCGAGAATAAGGACATGGAAGACATCTACGTTTCCAATCTTCGCGTACAGGGCGTAGCCACCCATGTGATCAAAGCCCTTTGAGGAGGTGCTGCCTGTGGAAAAGAAATATGTATCCGTCAATGTAGACGTGGATGAGGACGGCGTAATCCGCCCTCTTAGGATTCTATGGGATGACGGACGGCAATGGGAAGTTGCAAAGGTGCTTCATACCTGTACCGCTTCCCACCATGAGTTTGAAGGAATACGCTACACCATTATAGTCGGTCGTGCGGTGAAATATTTGTATCGGGACGGACAGCGCTGGTATGTAGGTCTGTCCCCGTAGGAGGAACCTGTGAGCCATGAGGATATTTTCATATGACGAGATTGACGAATTGGGAGAAGGCTTGATTCGTCAATACCTCGGAGCAGACGCCGAGCGAACCTGCTGCGTCGATATTGAGGGGTTCACAACAGAATACTTGAAGCTGCCGCTTCTTTACCGCAGCTTTGCCGAACAGGATACAGATAAGATCGGCTTTATCGCGGACGGCATAACGCCGCTGCGCGTCTACGAGGACGGAGCCGCCTGCCTCTGCGTTTTCCCGAAAGGGACAATCGTTATAGAACGGTCTCTGCGCAGAGAGAACGAGAGCGGCAGACGCCGGTTCACCATCAGCCATGAGTGCGCCCACTATCTCATGGATAAGACGGTCTCCGTAGCTGCGTTCCACCGGGAGTTTGACGGCGAGCGTGCCTATACCCCGGAGGATTTCAGAAACCTGTTCAGCTTCCGTGAAACGCTGATCGACCGGATGGGAGCGGCGCTCCTGATGCCGCGCTTCATGGTACGCAACGTAGTTGCCATGTACGGCTGCGCCGGAGGCATCCCCGTATTCGGCGACAGCGTTATGAGGACAACGGATAAGTTGAGAATCAAGCAGATGGCAAACACCATGGGCGTCTCCTTTTTGGCTTTCCTGATCCGTCTGCGGGAGCTGGGGCATCTGAACCGCCGTCCTCTTTCTGAGTTCATCACAGAGGAAATGGGTTTAGGACAGGACGGTGAGCAGAGATGAGACACATCACTGTTGACGTGCGGAAGCTGTCCGCAGAGGCATCCCGTAAACTGACGGCATCCCAAAAGGAGACCGTAACGCTGACCCTTCGGGAAATTCGGTGTCCGTACTGCGACTTTCTCGTAGAAAAGGTTTTCTCCGATGTCGCGGGTCACAAAATGGTCTACTGCCGAAAATGCAAAGTGGAATATCCCATGAATCTGGGATATTTCCGAAGAATGAAAAACCGACAGGCAGCCCGTCTCCTGTTTTCCAAAAAGACGAGGCAAAAACGATAAACTGAATACACCAACTTACTTTTAATCGAGCAAGCGGAGAGAATCAGATTCGTCTGAGGAGACTGCCAAGCGCCGTACAAAGTCAGATTGATGAACAGCATTGCTGTATCAGTCTGCTTTGACGGCGCTTTTTTTGTCGCTCGATTGAACTTTGTACAGCGTTAAAAGTCCTTTTCCGACTTGTCTCGGGAAAGGACTTTTATGTTATACCGCTGGCTTTGCTATATCGCCAAATATCCGTAATCTCCGAATTTTTGATTTTCACCAAAATTCAAAAATTCAAAGGAGATTACGACATGAAAACATTACGCGAGTTCGACTACGACCTTTGGGCGATCATGGACAACGGAAAGAAACGGTATTTTGCCAGAATCAAGGCAACCGGAGAAGAAACGGAAATCAGTCTCGAGGTGATGCGTCTGCTTCTCAGTCAGGAAAAACAGATGCGCCGTGAATATGCAAAACTGAAGAACTTCGGAACGGTGCTGAGCCTCGACTATGTTCGCAACGAGGAGAATGTGGACGAGTCTGCGTGGCTGCTCGATCCTCGGCAGAATATCGAAAGTGATTTTCTCTGGGAAGATCTGAAAGACGATTTCTGCAAAATGCTGACAGACAGTCAGCTTGCAGTTTTTAACGAATGCCTCATCGGAGGGAAAAGCCAGGTTGCATATGCCGCTGAGCACGGCGTTACCAAGCAGTGTGTGTTTGACACAATCGCGCTGATCCGAAAAAAAGCAAAAAATTTTTTTGAGTGATACCTGACTTTTATCAAAAAAATGTCCATTGAAAAGTGAGAGGACAATCTCACCGCGAGGGATATGGAGATTCGGTTTTCTCAGAGCTACACAGCTCAGGGCACTTTGAAAACTGAATATCCAGGCATCAGGCACGTTCCTGTTGTTCACGAGCCACGGCAGGCGGAGCGCCACGACCTCTGTTTCAGAGCGAGCGATACATCCGAATCCTGCGAGAGCCGGGTTGCTCCCGACTTGGCCATGACTGACACAGGGTTAATGATACTTCCGTAATTCGCGGCCCGGCCACAATGAAGGCGGGGAGGTTAGAGTCCTATGGAGCGGTGCAGCACACCGCCGCCTGATGTTCTCCCTGGCTTTCGGGGTGTCGAGGACAAATAGAGAGCCGTACATACCCGAAATAACAAACAATTCAGATAGACAGGAGATCACAAAATGAACTACCAGGACAGATACAACAGTGAGCGGTATCTCGATATGACCGCTTATCTGGCTTTACGAAATATTGAACGAGAAGAACGGAGGCTTCGCATGAGAGAAGACTGGATTTACCGCAGAGGCGATGTGTACCTTGCCAACCTCGATCCCTTCATCGGCTCGGAGCAAGGCGGGACACGTCCTGTGGTTGTCTTGCAAAACAACACCGGCAACTTTTACTGCCCCACGCTCATCATCGCGCCTATCACTTCCAAAGGCAACAAAAAGAGGTCGCTGCCCACCCACTACTACGCGGAATACATTCACGGTCTGGATGTTCCGGGCATTGTGCTTTTAGAGCAAATCAAGACCATCGACAAGCGGCGCGTACAGAAATATATGGGAAGAATGTCCCGGCAGCAGATGGACGAGATCGGAGAAGCCATTGAAGCGGCGCTTGGCTTATACGTCCCCGAAGAAATGGAGGCTCCATGATGAACCCTGTATTGACCATTGATCCGGAGTTTGAGGCGAAATGCCCACCTTTGACAGAGGACGAGCTTTCGCAGCTCGAAGAAAACATTCTGGAGGAGGGGCTTGTGCTCATGCCCCTCATCGTGTGGAACAACACGATTGTGGACGGGCATAACCGCTACCGTATCGCACAGGAGCATCCGGGCATCGAGTTCCGTGTCCACGAGAAACACTTCAATAGTAAGTATGAAGCTCTTTCCTGGATTTGCAAAAACCAGCTTGGTCGGCGGAACCTCACGCCCCAGCAGAAGAAATACCTGATTGGACAGCGGTATGATGCGGAGAAAAATGCCAACGGCGGAGACCGAAAAAGCGAGAACGTAAAATCAGTGGGCCAAAATGACCCACTGATTTCTCCCCACGTTACTCGCGCCAGAATCGCAGAAGAAACCAATACCAGTGAAAGCTATGTCAAGCGGGCAGATCAATACGCCAAGGGCATAGATGCGGCTGAAGAAGTCCTCCCCGGCATTAAGAACGACCTACTGCTGGGAAAATACAAACCTAAAGAAACCGATGTGGCGGCTATTGCCCGTGCATCTCCAGAGGAACGCCGTGAAAAAGCGGAACAGCTCAGGGTAATCCCTGAAAAGAAGCCCAAAGCCGATAAGGAGTCTACGCGGAGCGGTACAAAGCGCCAGCAAGAGACTTATGCGACTATCGATAAAAGCTACGAGGATATGAAGGCCGCCAAGCGTGTCACAGAGGATTCGGCATTGGTAAGCCTGAGCTACACGGCGAAGAACATGGTGGAAACCTGCGATGTACTTTTTGACAATTTCCCCGGCTTATTGTCAAAGCCGGACTACAAGGCTCAGGTCATTGAAATCATGCAGGAGCCTAAACAATACATTCTCAAATTGGAGGGAGAAACAGACAATGAACAGCATTAAGACACTCTACAAGCTGATGAAAGTCAGCAGCTGGGATCTGGAGATTCCCGATGCATACCAGCGCAAGCTGAACACTGAGCGTGTGGCAAAGATCGTAGCCGGATTTGACGAGCGTATCGCCAACGAGCCGAAGGTCAGCTTTCGTGACGGTCACTATTATGTGTTTGACGGGCAGCATACCATCATGGCGCGCAAACACATGAACGGCGACAACGACCTGCCGATCCTTTGCAAAGTGTACTACGGCATGACGGAAGCTGAGGAAGCTCTGCTGTTCGCCATGCAGACCGGCTACTCCGCAGCTCTGACGCCCAGCGCGAAGCTCCGCGCCAATCTTCATGGCGAAGACAAGGCTTCGGGCGAGTTTTACGAAGCGACCGAGGATGCAGGATTTCATGTGGGCTTTGAACGCGGCGGCGGTGTCGGACGCATCATCTGCATCAATACCGCCTTTGCAGAGTTCAAGCGCGTCGGCGCGGAGATTTACAAGGAAGCGCTGACCATCCTGCTGGAGGTATGGGGCGGCGATCCCGATTCCCTGAGAGCGGAGATCATTCAGGGCATTGTCCACTTCGTGGAGCTTTATCACGGCGAGTATGACCAGAACCGCCTGATCTACAGCCTCCGCAGCTATGAGCCCAATCTCATCTATGCGGCAGGCAAAGCTGAAAAGGAACTGCGCGGCGTAAAGCGCTACATCAACATCTTCTACCGCATCTACAACGGCAGGCGCAAACACGATATTCTTCCCATGAAGTTTTAGGGGAAGACCTTTACCCGATCAAGGTCGGAAACCATGGGGCTGTGCATCGTCACGGCCCTATTCTTCTGCCCTTGATTCAGACGCATATATTCATTTATCCAATCATAACCATGGAATAAATCAAAACGAGGAGGTGTGCCATGGACGCATGTGTATTATCCGATTTCGATATTCGCGCAGTTGAACGCAGCGCACTTGTAGACATCCGTGATGTCAAAGTCAACACCGCGCTTCCAAAACGGGAGCGCATTCTGGATTTCATTCGTCAGATCGGCAATCCGTATTGCTACCGTTATGGAAAATATGTGGTCAAGGTCAGCTTTTCCGATACAGATATTTCATTAGAGGACAGGCTGGAGGCATATATCCGCACGAAAGCCTGATGCCCTTTCGACATCCTCGACAGTCATTCACTGTATAAGTACAATTCTTGGAGAAAGGAGATGGCACTATGAAAAACAATACCGAAACAAAAATCTGGAATGCCACTCTTTATCTCCGGCTGTCGAGGGACGATGGGGACAAAGAGGAATCCAACAGCATTACGGGGCAGCGCGAACTGCTTCGTGACTTCATCCGAAACCGTCCGGAACTGCGGGAATATGCCGTAAGGATCGACGACGGATTCACCGGTTCAAACTTTGAAAGACCTGATTTCAAAAAGATGATGGAGGATGTAAAGGAAGGCCGTACAAACTGCATTATCGTAAAAGACCTCTCGCGCTTTGGTCGTAACTATCTTGACGCAGGCGAATATATCGAGAAGATTTTTCCCTTCCTTGGTGTTCGCTTCATTGCCGTCAACGACAACTATGACAGTCTTGGCGAAAAGAGCGCTTCGGATGATCTGGTCATTCCGTTCAAGAACCTTATCAACGAGGCATACTGCCGAGACATTTCCGTGAAAGTCCGCACACAGCTTGAAATCAAGCGCAAGAGCGGACAGTACATAGGCGCTTTTGCCGTGTATGGCTATATGAAAGACGATACGGACAAGAACCGCCTTGTTGTGGACGAATATGCCGCAGACATTGTGCGGGACATCTTCGCCTGGAAGCTGGACGGCATGAGTCCGCAGGATATAGCCATCCGACTGAATCAAAGCGGCATACTCTCGCCTATGGAGTACAAAAAGTCCCTTGGCATGAAGTTTGCCACCTCGTTCAAGGCAAACGCACAGGCGGCGTGGTCGGCTAATTCCGTGCTGCGTATTTTAAAGAATCCGGTATATATCGGTGTTCTTACGCAGGGAAAGGAAACGACCCCCAGCTACAAGGTGCGCAAACGCATTATAAAGCCGGAAGATGAGTGGGCGGTCATCCCGGACAGCCATGAGCCGATTGTCCGGCGCGAAGATTTTGAAACCGTACAAAAGGTGCTTACTCTGGACACCCGCCGCAGCCCGGACGACAGCAATGTACAGCTTTTCAGCGGAATGGTATTTTGCGGCGAATGCGGCGCAAGCATGGTTCGGAAAACCGTTCCCTCCGGGAATAAGAAGTATGTCTACTACGTCTGCTCGGCGCATAAGCAGGACAAGTCCTGCTCCTCCCACGGGAAACGCGATAAGGCGCTTGAGGAAGTCGTTTTAGAAACGGTCAAACAGTATATCCGCGATGTGATTGACCTTGACGATATTCTCTCCATGACGGATACCGCACCGCTGAGAACTGCCGAAGCACAGAAGGTGCAGCGGCAGCTCGATAAAAAGCGTTCCGAGCATGAACGGCTCCAAAAACTGCTCATGTCTCTCTATGAAAACCTCGCAGACGGCATCATCGACAGAGACGAATACGCAAGGCTCAAGCAGAACTATTCAGGACGTGCTGCCGAGTGCGAAAAGCAGATGGACGCTTTGCAGGAATCCCTTGTGCAGATCAAAGAGCACGGCGGAGAACACCGTGAATGGATGACGCGGTTCAGAAAGCATCAGAACATTACGGATCTGGAGCGCAGCATTGCCGTGGCGCTGATAGACCGTATCCTCATATACAAGGACAACCGTGTGGAAGTCCATTTCCGATTTGAGGATGAATTTGCATGGCAGATGGATATTCTCAGAAGATCACAAATACGGGAGGTGGTTTAAGTGGCAAGAACGAAACGAAAAATCAATCCGATTCTTACGGAGGCGGAAGCTCCGGCACCGGCGCAGAAAAAATACCGTACCGCCGCTTATGTCCGCCTCTCTGTGGAGGACAGCGGCAAACCCGGAGCAGATACCATTGAAGGACAGAAAAACCTTCTGCTTCATTTCATAGAAAATGACAAGTCTCTTTCGCTATACGGCCTGTTCTGCGATAACGGGCGAACCGGCACAGACTTTGAGCGTCCCGAGTTTGAGAAGCTCATGGAGGCGGTCAAGCACGGTGAAGTGGACTGCATTGTGGTCAAAGACCTCTCGCGCTTCGGACGTAATTACAAGGAAACGGGGAACTATCTTGAGCGTATTTTCCCGTTCCTCGGAGTGCGGTTCATTGCCGTAAACGACGGCTTTGACACGCTCACCGCAGAGCGAGGCGCAGACGGTTATCTTGTTCCGCTGAAGAACCTTATCAACGAGGTTTACAGCAAGGACATTTCCAAAAAGTCGGGTTCTGCTTTGGCAACCAAGCAGAAAAACGGAGATTTTATAGGTGCATGGGCTCCCTACGGATACCGTAAATGCGTGGATGATCCGCATAAGCTGGAGCCGGATGAAGAGACAGCTCCCGTCGTGCGGCAGATATTTCAGTGGCGCGTCGATGGTATGAGCGTTACACGGATAGCAAAGAAGCTCAATGATTCCGGCATCCCGTCTCCTTCCGCATATCTCTACAATACCGGCGTATGCAAGACGGAAAAGTATAACGGTGCAATATGGCATATACAGGCGGTAAAGATTATTCTGACCCGCCAGGTGTACATCGGGCACATGGTTCAGGGAACAAAACGGCAGTCCTTCTATGAAAATCGCAGACAGTACAAAAAGCCGCAGGAAGAATGGGTTATCGTTGAGAACACACATGAGCCGATCATCGACAGAGACACCTTTGAAAAGGTTCAGGAAATCATGCAGCAGAGGAACGAGGAATACTTTGAAAAACTCGGGAGATTCAGCTATCTGGAAACGACCGAAAACATCCTCAAAGGACTGATATACTGCGCAGATTGCAAACGCCCGCTGGTACGGTACAAAAATGTGAGCCATAACAAGAAGCTGTGGTACACCTTCATCTGTCAGACGCACTCAAACGATATAACGAGCTGCCCGAAGAAGAACATCCGTGAAGATGCGCTGATCCCCATGCTCATGCAGGCTATCCAAACGCAGATCGAGCTTGCCGCAGATATGGACGAGCTTGTGCGCAGGGTGAACAGTTCTCCTAAACACAGAAAGCGGACGGCCGATTTGCAAGGGCGGCTGAACAGCGCAAAGAAAGCGCTCAAGCGCTATAACAATCTGTACGACAGTCTGTATCAGAACTATGTGGATAAGCTTATGACTGAGCAGGAGTATGTCACTCTGAAAAGCCGCTACAAAGCCGAAGCGGAGGAAGCGGAACGACAGATTGAAGCTCTCACCCGGCAGCAGGTGGAAGAATCCGAGCACACGCCGGAAAACCGCTTTCTGATGGCGTTCGGGAGTTTCAAAGGCGAGGATACTCTAACAAAAGAAATGGCGCAGGCACTTATCGAGCGCGTGTATGTTGACGGGAACAGCAATATTGAGATCGTCTTCCGCTACCGTGACGAATACAGAGCGCTTTGTACATATCTTGAGGGAAAGGAGAATGGCGCATGACTACCGCAATTTATCTTCGTATTTCAAGCGAAGACGTTGACTTGAAAACCGGCGAAAAAGACGAATCCGAAAGCATATCCAATCAGCGCCGCCTCCTTCGGGATTATGTAAGCGCTCATACGGATTTGTCCGGCTCTGAAATATTGGAATTTTGTGATGACGGTTGGAGTGGTACGAATTTCGAGCGTCCCGCAATAAAGGAGCTTTTAGAGCAGATAAAGCGCGGGAAGATCAACTGCATTGTGGTCAAAGACCTCTCCCGCTTCGGGCGTGATTACATCACCGTCGGAGACTACATCTCCCGCGTCTTCCCGTTCCTCGGAGTGCGCTTTATATCCGTCAATGACGGCTTTGACAGCATCAATCCGCAGGACATAGACAGCCTCGATACATCGTTTCGGACGCTGATTTATGACCTGTACAGCCGTGATCTCTCCCGCAAGGTAAGAAGCGCGAGAAAAGCGAGAGCGGAACGCGGCGCATTTCTCAGTCCATACGCTCCGTATGGATATATAAAAGACCCGGAGGACAAGAATCATCTGCTTGTGGACGAGGAAGCCGCCTCCGTGATCCGGCGCATTTTTCAAAGAGCGGCGGACGGGCTAAAGACATGGGAAATTGCCGCAGAGCTCAATGGAGACGGTGTTATTTCTCCGAAAAACTACAAGATTGATGCGGGCTGCACAAGAACACCGTGGCGAAGTATTCAGGAAGACAATTTCTGGACAGCCAATTTGGTTGGAAAGTTTCTGCGGGACGAACGGTATATCGGCAAGGTAGTGTTCGGCAAACGGGTTCGGGACGCTGTGGGCAGCACCCACACGGTAAAAATCTCCCGGAACGACTGGATCGTTGTCCCTGACAGGCACGAAGCGATTGTTTCAGAATCATTGTTTGAAGCGGCACAGACCTGCATGAGAGAGTATCGGGAGTGTGCATCACCGACTGACAGCGACAAGCCGCTAAAGAGGAAAGTAATCTGTGGCGTCTGCGGTCATGTTATGAAACGGGACGGCAGGAAAAACGCATCGTATTCCTGTGGAACAAGAAGGCTGAATACCAGATTTGACTGTCCAGATGAAAAAGTGCCGGAGGCTGATATTCTGGATGCTGTGATGGAAACGATTCAGGTGTATGCGCAATATGCGGTCAGCATTGACAGGTTGTTAATAGCGAGGCAGAACCAGAGACAGCTTGACCGGAAGCAGGCGCAAAGACAGCTTCAATCGCTCCAAAGCAAAAAGGCGCAGCTCGACAAACGGCTGCAAGACCTTTATGAGCAGTTGGTGGAGGGTGAGCTTTCCCGTGAGAACTTTGCTTCGCAGAAGAAAAGCATTACAGCTCGGATGGAGGAAATATCCCGTACAATCTCTGAACTGGAGCGAAAAGTAAGCTCTGATGATGAAAGCAGCAACGCCTTGATCGAGAAGTTCAAAAGCTACGCCGGTATCACGGCTTTGACCAGAGAAATCTCCAATGACCTGTTGAAGTCCGTTACCGTCTATCCGGATGGGTACATGGATATTCAACTGAACCTTGTTGATGAAATCCAGGAGTTAATGGAGACCCTGCGCCGCGAATCCTGTACGGCGTGAAATTATTAGTCCTAACTATACAGCAGCCGATGACGGTTGGTCGGGCGGCAATTTCGAGCGCCCTGCATGGAAGCGGCTGATCGCGGATATTGAAGCCGGGAAGGTCGCCCGCGTCATAGTCAAGGATATGTCGCGGGCGGGTCGTGACTATCTGCAAACCGGCTTTTACACGGAAGTCTTCTTCCGGCAGCACGGGGTCCATTTCGTTGCGATTGCAAACGGTGTGGACAGCAATGATCAGAACAGCAGTGAGTTCGCCCCTTTCCTCAATATCATGAACGAATGGTATCTGAGGGACTTGAGCCGCAAACAAAAAGCAGCTGTTCGCGTGAAAGGTGAATCAGGGAAACCCACGACAACCGGCATTATCTATGGATACAGAAAAGATCCCAACGATAAGCATAAATGGCTTATCGACGAGGAGGCGGCAGCCGTTGTGCGGCGCATCTTCCGGCTCACCATCGAGGGCTTCGGCCCTTATGAGATTGCCCGGATGCTCTTTGAGGACAAGGTAGAAGCCCCTGCGGTTTACTTTGCAAAAAAGGGCATGGGCGTTTGGAAGAACAAGACGGAGTTTCCAAGCCCCTACAACTGGAGCGGATATATCGTCGGTCAAATCCTTGCCAAGCCGGAGTATATGGGCGATACTGTCAATTTCCGCTCCCATAAGGCGTCGTACAAAGACAAGCACAGCATCCCCAACCCCAAAGAGGACTGGCTGATTTTCAAAGATACCCATGAGGCCATTGTAGACCGGGAAACATGGGAGCTGGCGCAGAAGCTGCGGAAAACGCCGAAACGCATTGACACCTTCGGCGTGGCGAATCCCCTGACCGGACTGTTGTACTGCGCCGACTGCGGCGAGAAGATGTATAACCACCGGCACCGGGGAAACCCGGAGAAAGGAGTTTATCCGTCAGACTTCTTTGATTGCTCCACCTATACCCTGTCCCGGCAGAAGCGGTATAAAGCCTGCACCGGGCATTATATCAACACGAAAGCCTTGCGAGCCCTTGTCCTGGAAACCATCCGCACAGCCAGCACCTATGCCATCGCAAACAAGGACGAGTTTCTGGAAAAGGTACGGGCTGCTTCGCAGATCCGGCAGCAGGACGCCGCAAAGGAAGCAAAGCGGAAGCTGAATAAGAACCGCAAGCGCCGGGACGAGCTGGACGGGATCATCAAAAAGCTCTACGAATCCTTTGCCGTGGGACGCATTTCAGAGGAACGCTTTGACAGCCTGCTTGCGGATTATGAGGCGGAGCAAAAGGAACTGGATGTTTCGGTATCGGACGCAGAGGCAAGGATCGCTTCCTTTGAGGAGGATACTGCCCGCGCCGAGCAGTTTTTGGAGCTGGCGAAGAAATACACGGATTTCTCCGAGCTGACCACGCCGATGATCAACGAGTTTATTGAAAAGATCATCGTCCATGCGCCGGAGAAGGTGGACGGCGACCGGGTGCAGCAGGTGGATATTTATCTGAGCTTCATCGGACAATTTGAACTTCCCGCCCCGGAGCTGACGCCGGAGGAAATAAAGCGGCAGGAGCAGCTCAAACGTCACCGCATCAAGAGCCGAGAACGTTACCAAAAGATTAAGGCGGGCGAACACGCCGTCGGACAGCCGTTTGCGCTGACCTGCAAATGCTGCGGAGAAACTTTTGAATCCAAACACTCCAACACCCTCTTCTGCGGGGCAAATTGTCGCGCAAAGCATTACCGGACGGAAGCTGCGGAGAGCCGAAGCCGGGAGTGCGTCTGCGGAACCTGCGGAACAGCCTTTATAACAACAAGGAGCGACCAGAAGTATTGCAGCGAGGATTGCCGGTACAAGGCACAGATCAAGAGGCAGACCGCCCGGAAGGCGGCGAACAGGAACAAGGAAGCCGCACAGGCCAAGTCCGTAGTTTGAAGGCGGAGTGATAAAAACCATGTGGAGCAACAGCGTGTGGGAGCAGGAGCACCAGAAGGAATTAAGCGACAGCTTCCTGTATGAGCTTCTGAACGGCGGCCCGGAGAACTTCGTTTCCCCTGTCCGGAGGATCATCTGCGGGGGCTGCGGCAATATCTTCTATACCAGAGTGCCGATCAAGAAATACTGTAATGACAAATGTGCAAAACGGGGTATTTGGAGGCACAAACGGGAGCGGCGGCTGGAAAAGAGAAAGGATACGGTCTGCAAGACCTGCGGCTGCACCTTTACCCCGAAGCGCTCCGATGCGGCCTATTGCAGCAACGCCTGTCGGCAGAAAGCATACAGGCAAAGCGTTACGGATGATGCTAAAAGATTAAAATGATCTTTTACCACCTGTGGCAAAGCCAGCCAAAGGAACAATCCTCGCCGTTACGGTTAGAGCAAGTGACCAAAATGATCACTTGCATCAACCGTAACGCAGCAAGGAGAATCGTTACGATTAACGGCAAGTGACAAAAAGTGTCACTTGAAATAACGGTTATACAAAAAGAATACAGTTACAGCTAACGGCAGTGGGTCATAACGGCCCACTGTTTTTCTATGCGAATTGTGGGGTGGGTCATTTTGATCCACCCCACAATAGCTGTAACGGATTTACAGCCGCACAGCGGCAGAATAAGGAGGAAAACATTATGAATTACACCATGATCAACAACAAGCCCGTAATCATCGGTATTGACCACGGTTACGGGAACATCAAGACAGCCCACACCTGCTTCAAGACAGGCGTGACGGCGTATGACAAGGAACCCACCTTCAAGAGCGATATGCTGATTTATGAAGGCAGATATTATATCATCGGGGATGAGCACAAAGAATTCGCCGCCGACAAGATGAACGACGGCGACTATTATATCCTGACGCTGGCTGCCATCGCGCGGGAACTGAACATCCGGGGTCTGACAAGCGCAGACGTGTTCCTTGCTGTCGGCTTGCCCCTCACCTGGGTCGGCGAGCAAAAAGACAGCTTCAAGGCTTATCTACTTCGGAACAAAGAGGCGTACTTCTCTTTCCGGGGTAAGGACTACCGTGTGACTTTCGCAGGGGCGGCGGTCTTCCCGCAGGGCTTCTCCGCCGTTGCAGACCGCCTGCGGGAGTTCAGGGGCATCAATATGCTCTGCGACATTGGGAACGGCACCATGAACGTCATGTATATCAATAACGGAAAGCCCGTCTCCAGCCGGTGTTTTACGGAGAAGTTCGGCACCCAGCAGTGCATGATCGCTGTGCGCGAGAAGCTGATGCAGCGTTTTGGCGTGGCCGTGGACGATACCGTGATCGAGACCGTTCTTCGCTTTGGGGAGGCGGACATCGGTAAGCAGTATCTTGACGCCATCCGGGAATCTGCTGCGGAGTATGCAGCCGGGATCATGCGCCGCCTGCGGGAGCATGAGTACAACCCGGAGCTGATGAGGCTTTATGTGGTAGGCGGCGGGAGCTGTCTCATCAAAAACTTTGCGGATTATGACCCTGCCCGTGTTACTATCAACGACGATATCTGCGCTACGGCAAAGGGCTATGAGCTGCTGGCCTCCGGGAGCCTTGGTCGGACGGGAGGCGTATGATGGAGCGGACGATCATCAACACCAATATCCGACTGAACCTGAACAGGCCGGAGGACAGGCAGGCATGGAACTATTTGCAAGCCCTTGACCGGAAGAAATACAAATCCTACAGTCGCGCCGTTGTGGCGGCGGTCAACGAATATTTCGCCCGGCAGGAACGCCTTGCCGCCGATCCCTATCTTGAAACCAGAGAAAAGGAAGACGCCTTTCTTCAGAAGGTGCTGGAGACGATCCGGGAGGGGCTTCAAGCATCCGGCGCAGGGCTTGCCGGGCTGACCGCTCTCTTGCAGGGCATCCATCCCGCAGCTCCTCCCCCTGAGCCGGTCATGACGGACGAGGATTTGGATACTGCTATGGATTTCATCAACAGCCTTTGACGCTGCCAATCGGGAGAAATTTTACTGCTTCTATTTGAAAAAGTGGCGTCACTATCAAGCACAGCCGCTGTCACTTTTCCGGCGATCACGCCGGGATCGTGGTAGTGGCTGTGCTTTTTCATGTATTTACTACCAAACACGATCATTTTGATAGAAAGGAACGATGAATATGACAGAAAACGAAAAGAAACTATTGCAGGCACAGCACCGATTGGAGGAAGCCCAGGCCAGAAACCGGGTGAAGGAGCGAAAGGCCCGGACGCGGCGGCTGATTCAGGAGGGCGCTATTTTGGAGAAGGTCTATCCCGCTGCGGCGACGATGGATCTGGAAAAACTGGAGGACTTTTTGCTATGGGCACTAAAATGAAAACAATGCTTTTGCTTACGGGACGCTTGGGGAAACCTGAGCGTCCTTCTTTTTTATCCCGAAGGGCGCACTTACTCACCACTGCCCGAAGGGCAGCGGTGGTATCCCTCCCGTTGGTCGGGCCGTGCGCTCTTCCCGAAGCATCCGCCGGATGCTTCTCCAGAGGGGGCAGACAATGCCGCAGTTTTGCAAACCGCCGTCATTGTCTGTGCGGCTGGCAGACGGCTTTCGCCTTGTTTGCCTCTTCGCTGCAAACCGTTGTCCTCTTCCGGGACAACCTGCCACCCGCCTGCGAAAACCTGCCACCGGCAGCTTTGCCGCAGTTATGGACGATGCATCCACGGCACCGTCCATTTTCTTTTGTCTCGGCAAAAGAAACAAAACCGCCCCTTGCAGGGGGCAGAAAGGAAGTGAAAGATTATGGCGATCTATCACCTGGAAGCAAAGGTCGTAAGCCGTGGCGCGGGTCGCTCCGCCTGCGCGGCTTCCGCCTATCTAAGCTGTTCCGCTATCTACAACGATTATGACGGCGTACAGCACGATTACACCCGCAAGGGCGGCCTTGTCTGGGAGCAGGTATTCCTGCCGGAATACGCTCCCCAAGAGTGGGAAGACCGGGCTGTTCTTTGGAACACCGTGGAGGAAAATGAAAAGACGAAAGACAGCCGTCTGGCACGTGAGTTCGTGTCGGCTCTGCCTATCGAGCTGACGCCGGAGCAATGGAAAGAACTGCTGACCGATTTCATTAAGGACAGCTTTGTCTCCGATGGCATGTGTGCGGACGTGGCGATCCACGATCCCGATCCGCCCGGCCACAATCCCCACGCTCATATCCTGTTGACGGTCCGTCCTCTGAACCCGGACGGCACCTGGCAATACAAAACCGAAAAAGAATATCTTTGCGTTCGGGACGGCGAAGAGCGAGGCTTTACCGCCGCCGAGTTCAAAGAGGCACAGATCGAAGGTTGGGAGAAGCAGTACCAATACAAGGTCGGAAGAAAGAAGGAATATTTGGCTCCTTCCGAAGCGGAGGCCAAGGGCTATGAGCGCATCTCCAAGCACCCCAAAAGCACCAAATACGGCAGGCAGAACCCCATCTCAGATCGCTGGAACAGCGAGGAACAGCTTGTTTTTTGGCGGGAAGCCTGGGCAGACGCCGTCAACCGTTCTTTGGAACGATACGGCTTTGACGAGCGTGTGAATCATCGGAGCCATGCCGCCCGTGGCCTTGACGAGCAGCCTACGGTACACGAAGGCGTGGCCGCCCGTGCGCTGGAGGCAAAAGGCGTCGTATCCGACCGCTGTGAACTGAACCGTCAGATCAAGCGGGATAATGCCCTGCTGCTGGAGATCAAGGCGCAGGTCAAAAAACTGCTGGATGCCGTCAAAAACACCATCCCCGCTCTTGCGGAAGCCATGGAATCCGTGCGGGAAAATATGATTATTTTCAAGTATCAGCTTGGCTATATCCTGACGGGTAAACGCAGGCTGACAAATAACCTTGATGTGATGAAGCCTGAGTTGGAGCGCTATACCCAAATTGCCGGGAGAATCAAGGAAAAGAGCAAGGAGCGTAATACCCTGCTTTCCGAGAAGAAGGCAACGCCAATGCTCAATATCTTAAAGCACCGGGAACTCTCCCGCCGCATTGCGGAGCTGACGGAGGAGTTGGAAGAGCTGCGTTCCGAGAAAAAGCAGCTCCTTGCCATGATGGACTATGCGGAGGATACCGGCCTTTCCACAGTGAGAAAGGACATTTCCGCTATGGAGGCCAATCTTGCAAGGTTGGAACAGCAGGAGAAGAAATACACCACCGAGCTGAACGCCGCCCTTGCGGAATATGCGGAGCTGAAAACCCAGGCGTCAGACTTCGATCCCGACGAGCTTGCCATGGCGCAGCTTGAAATTCGCCCGCAAAAGGAAGCCTCCGCAGAAAGCCGAGTGCAGGCTGCTTACGGGGACAAATATGACTTCTGGACGATGATTGGCGCAAAGCGGGAGGTGGCGGAGCTGCTGGGCGAGGAGGAGCCCCGATCCATCCGGGAACGCCTGCGAAGAAAAGAATACGAAAAGCAAAGAACCGAGAAGCAGGAACTCCCCCAGCGCAAGAAAAACAAAGATCGTGGATGGGAGCGGTGAAAACCGCCGCTCCCCCTCTTGAAAACCTTCTGATATTCGTATATAATGTAGAATGTATTTTTGTATGAACCTGTCAGCGAGGTAAAACCATGAAGGGCTATCTTTCCATCCGGGAAACATCCTATAAATGGGGCGTATCCGAACGCCGCGTCAATCAGTATGTCACTGAGGGGCGCATCCCCGACGTGGAGCGGTTCGGACGTTCATGGGCGATACCGGCGGACGCCGAAAAGCCGGGCGATCCCAGACGAATCCGGAAAAAACAAACACAAAGCTTGCAGGAAGAAATGCGCGACCGGCAAAGAACTCGGAGGTAAATCCAATGGAAGGAAAATCAGTGAGAATATCAACCCAGGAGTTGTGGGCGCGGCTTTTCAAATCTTCTTCCGTTGGGGACTATCTGGAGAAAACTGGCGATATTTGCGAAATGCTTGCATTTTCTGAATTTATCTCGCAACTATGCAAGGAAAGACAAGAAAAGCCCGAGAACATTATAAAACGCAGTAACTTAGAATCTTCATTTGGTCACCGGCTGTTTTCCGGAGCACGAAATCCATCACGTGACACGGTACTTCAACTTGCGTTTGGCTTTGAAATGGATACGGATGACGCGCAGCAGCTCTTAAAGATTGCCCGTGTTACAGCTTTACATCCCCGTGTCAAAAGAGATGCTGTCATCGCTTACTGTTTACATCATCGTAAATCAGTGATAGAAGCACAACAGTTATTGTATGACAACAATCTGCCGCTGATGGGAGGTAAGATGCACCACAGGTTTTTGAAATGATGAAGTATTATGGAGGTATTGAAATGACGAAGGAATCTGCACATTACCCGTGCAAACTATGCGGAAATCCCGGTGGAGATGAGTTTTTTTACTATACTGCGAGAAAAGTTAATTCTTCTGTTTCGGTAAGAACCGGTATGTATGAAAAAGATGTTGTCCGTACCACGCTGTATAAAGATGTAACGAAGCACAGTGGCTTTGTATGCAAAAACTGCAGAAAGAATAAAGAAAGATTGCGAAAATTTATCATCAGTCTGATTATATTTGCGGCATGTATAGCTGTATTTGTGATTGCGGGAGATGCTTTGTTCGAGAGGCATGGGCTTATTGCATTTATACTCGGTTTAATTGTTGTAGTAAGTGGATGCAGTATGATCGGAGCGTTTGGAAAAAAGTCCGGAAGTACATTGTTGGTCGAATACTACAAAAATCAACCAAATCCCTATGGGTATACCTATATGACACCTTCGGAAGCTTCAAAACTACAGAAGAGATAGTCATTTATGAGGAGAAAGGAAACAAAGTATGGCATATATGGCTTTGCAACAGATGAAAAACAGGAACGAGAAAGCGTTTGGGAAAGGCGTCGGCCCGATCCAGCCGGAGCGGCACTATGACACCGTGGATCACGGACTCAAGGCGATGGCGCTCAAGTTCCTGCACGCAAGGTGCGAGGGACTCGGATTTCGCGCAGAAGAAGAAAATGACTATCTCGGCACAAGTTTGATGCCGGGACAGATCCCGTACAATATGCAGATGGACTTGAACCGTCTTTGCCTGGAACGGGAGCTTGAAAAGTTCATCGATTCCGGCGTGGCGGAGGACGCCTATACCGTTTACTACTGCTACCTGGAAATGTTCTTCGGACATTACGGCAAATCGAAAAAGATGGTGGAGCTTCTGTCTGAGTTCGAGTCCAACGGCAGCTCTCTTTTGATGAAGCACCGCGACCACTACTCCCATTCGGTCTACGTCTTTGCGCTGGGACTGGCGATCTACGAGTCCAACGAGGCTTTCCGCACAAGCTTCGAGCGCTTCTACGGCTTTGACACGGACGAGACAGACACGGCTGCCGACCATACGGCGGCGGGCTGCTTCCTCGAATACTGGGGGCTGACGTCTTTGTTCCACGATATCGGCTATCCCTTTGAGCTTCCGTTTGAGCAAGTGCTCTCTTACTACGAGGTGGCGGGCGGGAAGCGCGGCGATGGCAGCCTGTTTCTCGCCTATCGGGACGTGGACGCGATTACAAAGCTGGGAGAGCAGGCAAAGGAGCAGTTTATAAAGATTTACGGACGCCCTTTTGAAACCACGGAAGAGCTTTTTGCCTTCGGCGTCACCGAGAAGCTCGGCGCGGCGTATGACTTTACGGAAGACTATATGCTCGGCAAGATTCACGACAAGCCCATCGCGCCGAATACCTTCAACTATTTCATGGACCACGCGTATTTCAGCGCAACGCGGCTCTACCGCGAGATCGAAAACTCCATCGGGATCGAAAAGCTCAACGAAAAGCACGTGGACGCGCTGACGGCGATCCTGCTGCACAACAGCCTGTTCAAGTTTGCCGTTTCCTTCTTTAACGGTAAGAACTACAAACGACCGCTTCGGATGGAAGAGCATCCGCTGGCGTTCCTCCTCATGCTCTGCGACGAGCTGCAATGCTGGGACCGTACGGCTTACGGCAGGAATTCCCGTACCGAGCTGCATCCGATGGCGGCGGATTTTGATTTTAAGAACAATGCGATCCATGCAATCTATTATTACGACAAGGAAGAACAGGAAAAAATCGACGCTTTCAAGGTCCGGTACCGCAAATGGGAAGACGACGGCGAAGTGGGTAAAGCGCCCCGTCTGAAAGCCTACAGCGATATGGCGGAGAAAGAGCAGCGGTTTGCCTCGGATATTGAAAAGATCGTAGAACTTGCGGACCTTCCCCTCACGGTCGTTCCCGGCACCCGTGCAGTAGATCGAAAGAGCAAACACACCTATCTCTCCGCGAGCAATTTCCTGCACTTATATGATTTTGCCGTGGCGCTGAATGCGCGCTATTCCTATCAGGGTGCGGAGAAAGACGACGAAACAGAGGCGCTGGAAAGGGAATTTGAAGAGCTCTCTTTGGAATATCAGCTTTCCAACATCAATCAGGCGAAGAGCTTTGCACGGTATCTCGACGCGCTGGGGTGCTTCTACACCGACAGACCGGTAGATTATGAAATGGTCTCCGCCTTCACCAAAAAGCAAATGGAAGTGTTTGCGCCTATGGAGCATGAACGCTGGATCAGAGAGCATATCTCCATGGCCTGGATCAGCGGCGACCTCTATGAAACGGCATCGCTTTCGGATGAAATACTTCGCCTGTACGGCGATGAAAAGACCGCCCGCAAAGCCCTGCGTGAGCAGCTTCGTATGCACAAGCTGGCGATGGACGGAAACCCGAAAGAAGCGGAGATCGTTGCCCACTACGCGGCGCTGCCGCTCGAAGAACGGGAAAAAGACTACGAGCCCTTCAACAGTATGCTGAAACTCATCAAAAAATTTGACGGGCTTCGAATCTACAAGCTTGATTAAAGGAGCGCAGTTATGGAGCAGCAGCTTACGGATCTTGAATATTCAAACACAGATGCGACGGTCGAGCAGGTCAAAGCCGCGATCCGTGCGGCAAAGGTCATTATGCAGCGGCCGCTTCCTCTTACGCATGCTTCTCCTGAAATTGCTCTGGTGGGTTATAAGGAAGAAGCAACCGGACGGTACAAGCTTCTCAAAGAATTCCGTGTATTTCAGACGGGAGCGCTGTTTGCCTCCATGACGGCGATGGACGGGCATGTGCGTTTGATTTCGCTGAGGCACATGACGCGGGAGGAGTATGAGTCGGTTAAGCCGGAGGACCTGCCTCGCTATCGGGTGTATGAGGAAATAACGGCAGACGGACAATAAACAACAAAAGGAGGGTATTGCATGGCGGAACAGATATTTATTATCGAAGACGGAACACTGACAAAATACGAAGCGGATGATTATGTTGAAGTCGTGTATATCCCCGACTGCGTAAAGAAAATCAGCTGTCAGTCGTTTTTCGAAGCTGTGGTCGGTAAGGTTGTGCTTTCCGACAGTGTAACGACAATTGAAGCTGATGCCTTTCTGGACTGCACGTTGAGTGAGATTGAAATTCCAAACAGCGTTACAACGATAGAAACATGGGCTTTTTCCGGCTGTGGAAACCTTCAGAGTATTACGATCCCGGACAGCGTCACCTCGATCGGCCCATGGGCAATCGGCTACCGTGAGCTTCAGTTCCTTCCGTACTGGGATCCGATTCCGTTCGGACGTCCCGTCATCATATACGGAAAACCAGGCAGTGAAGCCGAACGATACACAAAAGACAATTTCTGGCGTTATAACGAACACATAACCGAATTCCGGGAGATCAGGCCTGACGCCAGGAAACAGGAAGGAGAAGCATGA